GGCTCCACGGCAGATGGTCCAGATACCCGCACCATCACGGTATGCTGTGGTGTGGTTACCTTCCTTTTCATCCAGAAACTGGTCGAGGATTTCAGGCGCAGACGCCCCTGCACCAATCAGCGCCAGAACGGCAGCCGACAGGCCGTATCTGATTTTTGCGTTCATGGATATTTATCAGGATTTATCGATTTCAAATCCCTGGATATGTTAAGTCTTCAGGCCAGCGGTGGAGTCTTCAGAGAACCCGTAATTATTCCCGGTAGTTTTCCTCTGTAGGTTATCAACACATCCTGCGCCTCTAAAATTACGGGACGCTTTTCCGGTAACGGACCATCCCCTTCACATAACCCGGCAGCAACATCCATGAAAAACTGCTTCGCCTGCTTTTTCGCCTCAGCTTCGTAAAACTCCAGCGTGGCACCTTCAGTACGGTCAAGACTAATCGCCACATCTGGCAACAACAGTGACGGATACCCACCAATTTCCGGTGCCACAGTAACAGTAATCTTATCCGGGTAATTATTTATCCCTTTAACTACCAGTTCGTATTTTTTCTTCATCGCTTTACTCTCCCCGCGCCGCCTTACGCTTATCTTCTTTAATCTTGAAATAAAGGTTTGTCAGATACGTCAGCAGGCCAAACAGCAGACTCCCCAGCACACCTATCGCCACCCACTGGGACGGAGAGACTTTGTCCAGCAGCTGCAGTAACCAGTATCCCGTCCCCACCGCTGACGTGGTGTATGACACACCTGTTGTGATTTTTTCCATCTGATGTATGTCTCCGTCACCGCCGACAGAAAATGAAAGTAAAGAAAAACAAAAAAGCCGCCAGTGTCACCCACTGGCGGCCAACGCCGGGAGCCGTGATTATGGCATTCAGGCTCTGCTAAAAATGCCAGATAACATTCCGGCCTCCCCTGATTCAGGTTATAAATGACACAATATCTTGACAACATCCGTCACTGTCTGTCAGAAAATGTACTGCCATATAGAAGCAACATGTGAAGTACATCTATCCTTTTGAGCCAGCACCTCTCCACCGAAAGTCAGTGCTGGCTGTTTTTTTCCTTAATAAAGCATCTGTAACTGAAACAATCCGCATATTGATAATATATTGACAGGCATCATTGCTGTCTGTGAAAAATAAGTCTCTACAAACATATAAGGCCTTTTAGCCAGCGTCTTCTTTTTCAGGTCAGTCGCTGGCTTTTTTTATTATGCTGCCGGTGCATTTATCTCCAGCATCAGACTTTCTATCTCAACGCCATACGCTGCATTTTTTGTAACATCCGTCAGCGTCAGCGCATTCAGTCCCAGTGTCAGACTGTCTTTTATAACCTGGAATGCCGGGCCAGCCACTCCATTCAGTTTCGGAGTAACCGTGGCACTGCCGGCGGTGAACACCAGCTCCAGCGTCTGCCAGTCGTTACCGTAATCGCCGAACTCCCCCAGCTTCGTGTTTCCGGCTTTCCTGTGATGCGTCAGATTCACTCTGCCGTCAGTGGTCTGAGTGAAGTACGACATCAGGAACGGATTACCGGTACCCGTCATCGCCACACCATCAGGAACGGGAGCATCCGTATACAGATAAATCCCCAGCCCGAACTGATTGTTGGTCAGTGCGCCTGACAGGCGGAACTTACAGTTCAGTCTGCCACCCTGTGTCAGCAGGGTAATTGCGTCATCCACCGGATGCGTCAGGGACCAGGTTTTATTGCTCTGCCTGGTGATCTTAAATACACCATCTGACAACTGAATTCCGCCATCCTTAATGCTCCAGCCCTGCGCAGCAGCCTCTCCGTCTGCCGGCAGCAGGGAGATTGTGCGAACGGACGTATCTGCAGACGGACCCGATGGCGTGTTGCCGCCGGGCGAGGGTTTGATTTCCGGTGCCTTACCACTGATGAAGGCTGAGGTGCGCCCGGCTGCGTTCAGAATAGCGGTTGCCAGACGATCCGGAATAATGCTCCTGCGCGCCCATGAACTGAAATGTGTCGGGCGGTTTGATGATACCTGGTTTCCATTCGTTCTCGATGCCGCACCGTAATATCCTGATGCCGGAATATCCGGATCTTCTGCCGGCGCGTTAGTGGCGGTATTAACGCCGTTACCGTCTGTCATGAAGGGCACAAAATAAACGCCCTCACTCTCCCTGTTTTTATACCCGCCGTACACGGTGTCGTACTGGGTAGCGTATGTATTTTTCCAGTAATACGTCGTGTCACCACAAATCCACGGCACATCTGCAGCACTGCCACCATGGCACTGCGCGTTAAACACGGAGAGGTCAGCACGAAACTGTGTCAGCATGGCTGTAAACAGCGCAGGTTGCTGTGCGTGGGTGGCGGCGCTCATGTCAAACTCTCCCTGCATCCAGCACACCGCCAGCAACACATTTTTCGGGTTCTTCTGTAATGCAGCTTTAGTGCGCGCAATCAGGTCCTGATATAACGGTTTACCCACACCCCAGCGCGCCGAATCCTGGCTGGCCCCCGTGTCCGCACTGAATTTCCCCTCCGCGCCCTGGGTGAATGCCGAACCACCACGACAGCATGGTACCAGCAGGATCCCCGCGTTATTCGGGATATACGGGAGCAGTTTTTTGGCAATATGTAAGCCCTGGCCGACACAGCCGTACTGCCCTTTGCTCAGGTCTGCCTTCGGATGATTCAGCGTACTCATATCCTGCACATCATGCAGGCAGTGGTCGGCCGGAATAATATCGTTATATCTGCAGGCAGCCCCACCCGGCGTCACTGTACTGCGGCGCGCCAGCTGTTTAATGCGCGGATCCGGAGCATCGTATGAATCCGGCAGCGGAAGCCCTTCACCGTAAGCCATGGCATTGGACTGCCCGGCCAGTACGATGACGTAGTACCAATCCGGCTCAGTTGCACCACTGACCACCACATCACCTTCTGCTGTAATCGCCTGCATCAGGGTATAAGGGGTTATGGCCACCGGACTACCAAACGGCTGCCAGCCCTCTTTCAGTTTGTGTGTCAGCTTTTCCGCAAGGTCTGACGGCGACGCCGCCCTGACAACATCATAATGTTTAAATGTCATTATTCCTCCCGGCCGGGATAGTGTATTAAATCAGATATGGAGTGGGCTGTAGTCCGGAAGCCTGAATGACACACGGGGACTACAGCCCGAAATACGAAAAAGGCCGCGCAGTTGCGCAGCCTTATGAATCCTGGTTAAAATCCGCACGATAAAAATGACAATGCAAGTATCTCATGCTGTTGCCCGAACCCACTCGGGCTTTTTTTTGCATGTAAAAAGGCTCCTGCGATGAGGAGCCTGGATATATGCCTAATCTCTGTATACAGCATGATGCCGGGTGCCTCCCGGTGAGTTCGGCCTGGTGCCACCAAACCCGCGTATTCTCGCTTACGATCATCAAAGAGATCATACCGTTCACCAGTCGCCCCTCCGCACAGGGGGATTCACCATGCAGAAATTTTCTAACACATCTATTATCAGACCGGCAACAACTGACTGAATTGAGATGTATTTAACATTTATGAATCTCCGCCTGCTATTTTCACTGAGCTATTCTGAGTCAACGAAAAATAACTTCGCTGAATCCCCCTCCATTATGACAGGCATTAGTTTTAATGGTTACAGTCATCCCCGTAATTTGCGCACTGAGAAGAAGAGACTGAAGATTCCATCTGTTGGTAAATAATTCTTTATCACCCACTTTAACTGTAAAGGTATCGTCATCATTATATTTTGTATACTCCACCTTTCCAGTTACACAATCAGGCGTCGCCAGCGCACTTGCTGAAAAAAATGAAAGCGATGCAGCTATTAATAATGTTTTTTTCATTTTACCCCCTCAACTGCTAATAGTTCTGCGCATCAGAATTGCCCCCAGAGTGGATGAATCCCACAATATTTTATTGTGCGTAATCCCACGGACTCTTCCATCTGCCGGACACATAGAAGGAAACTCATCAGATGCCATTCTGGCAACTCGCGATGCATGATGATGACAATTCAGTATTAATGCCACGCTTCCCAGAATTGCATTAATGCTTCCAAAAGAAATTCTTCCTACACGAACAGAGTCTTGTCCATGATAGTCAGGCAGGACGCTACTCAACCTTCCCCAGTTCAATGTAAGATCAACATCTTCAGCAGTCATTACATAAGAACGCCCACTGAGATCATCCAGTGTTGTACGAAATCCCCTCTGTATTTGCCGAAAACGTAAAGCTTCAGCTGTCACAGTAACAAACCGTAACATCGCTCTTGCCACAGACTGCGTCAGTGAGGTTCCACTATGCGACATTAAATCCAGATAAGAAGTAGTCAACGAATGGCGATTTATCTGCATCCCCGTACGACTGATCCCTGCAACACGCTGTAACGTGGTATAGCTACTGTCACCAGACAATGTAACCGCTGTTGTACCTGGAAAGGTAACATGTGAAAAATCAGCAAAGCGATAAAAAACATTATTTGTCCTGTTAACAAATCCTGTCACATATAAATTATTTCGTTCAACAATAAGCCGTAGATTATTAAACCGCCCTTCCTCTGGATCTATCCCTCTGACATCAACTGCAAACAAATTATCCCCTGTGCCACTATCAATCATCAGTAAAGACGTACCTCCTGATGAAATAGTCTGTAATGGAGTACCTATTGCAGAGCGAATGACATTCAGCGAATCTACATACGTCTTTGCAGTCGAGAAGTCTAAGGTAAATTCCTTCGCCACCACATTAACTGAAAAGATAACAAAGAAAAAAGTTAGCACTCTAAAAATAATTATTTTCATATTACACAATACTCCTTGAGCACCATACGATAACTATATTCTTGACATCCTCCACGCCCTGAAGGACGGCGTTTTACGGCGCACCGGATAAACGTAACAATAACGTAATGAAAATGATAATCATATTCAAAGAGAGCTGCAACCTTAACATATCTGGTCAGATCTCATGCGACTACTTGACGTACGTAGATAACAACATTTATTGATACACAGGATGTTACGGACATAAAAAAGCCAGCCACTGGGGGAGGCTGGCAAACTCGTAGAGCAAAATGCTGTTACGCAAACTTCGTTACAGGGTCATCCTGCAATACAAAAAATACACAATATTTAGAAAACTAATAGTGCCATGTGCAATTTTTAAGATTTTGTTATTAATTGTGGTCGCACCTTCCTTTCTGTGTACTTTCCGTATAGCTCACAGGATTCTGGGTACAAAAAAACCCGCGCATCGGCGGGTTAAGCAGCGTGGCAATGTAACCACTCTTATCATGATATGCAGATTTTTACGATCGTAAACTATTTTTTCGCTGATAAAATACAGAGGTTCTCCCTCCCGGCAATTCACGCTCAACATACCGATCCATCTCAAGCCTCACTCCCAGCATCATCAGCATGCCTTCAACAATCCCCTCCGCTTTGTGAAGGCGTTTACCTATACAGGTGTCAGAGCACCCATGTTTCCGTGCCAGCGCCATGAACGTCTCCCCCAACACGTAATAATCAACCAGCAAGTCATGCAGATCGCGATTGTTCCGGTAAAGGCGGGCTATACACCCGCATATCACCATCGCATCATCGTCACAGCACTGCGGGCGTGATTTTACTTTTTCGGGGATCAGTCCCTTAAAACCGGCGGCAATGGACGACCAGGTCACATCTTCATGATTATTAGCCGCCCACGCTCCCCAACGCTCAAGAACCATCTGAATATCACGCATCAACTTACTCCACAAAAATCAGACCAGAACGCCAATTACAAGCAAAAATCAACAAAACAGTATTAGTTGATTGTTATCTCTGACTTCATACTCCTGCTCCTGTCAGGGTTTTGGCGTAATTCTTCAGTATTCGGTAATCGGTCAAAACAGAACCGGGGAAACGATATAAGCGCAGACGCCCCCAGCGGTGGCGAAGAAGTTCTGCCATATTAAACTCAAACATCATTCATTCCCCATTTCGGTGATGGTCAGTTCCAGCCTCCCACCTTTGGTAACAGGCATCTTCACAACGCGGTAATCAACGACCTGAGCATCATCCAGCCAGAAACCTGCTTTAGTGAGTGCGTCAAAAGC